ATAGCCTTATGCTCAGAAAGAGGGTCACCTATAGTGTATTCTAAATTTGAATCTCCAATCATGGAACTTGGTTTAAAAAAAGCTATAGAGGATTATATTAATGATCAAAATATGAATGAAGAAGAAACAGATTTATGATATACGACTTTGAATTAGAGAGGCAGTTATTGGCTGGCCTAATAAAAACACCTGATGATTTCTCAGAGATATCAAATTTTGTTGATCAATCAGATTTTTACTCTGAGGAGACTAATCTCCATAGCGCTATTTTTACTATTATAAAACAAGCTATCGACTCCGGTGAAGATATTGATGAAGTTATCATAGCTCAAAGAGTTTCAAGTATAGGGCTGTCTTTTGAGGATAATCTGAACCCAGCTGATTATATCAAGTCTTTAGCATTAAGAAAAGTCCCTAAAGGTAATGTTGTAAAAACAGCTAGAGAGCTTAAAAAAATCTCAATTAGAAGAGGTATTTATAACTCTGCTCAACAAGTCTCTAAAAAAATGAGGTCTATGCCTCCAGAGGCTACCTATAAAGACATTGTAGAGAAAGCGGACAATATCTATAACTCAAAGATAAATCTTTATGAAATCGGCAACGATATCCCGGAGAATATTTATGAGGACATGGAGTTCATAGTTGAGGATAGAGGAAATAACCCATTGACAGAGTTTGGTATGATGGGGCCTCACAAAAAGATAAATGATATATATGGATCTTTACTTAGACCCGGTAACATAACTGTGGTTGTTGCTCGCTCTGGTGTCGGTAAAACTCAGTTTTGTATGGATTACTC